TTTTTTTCTAGTAATTACTATGTTATACACTTTTAAATCTCCTCATAAAAGAATTTACATTTTCCTGGTTCATTAACTTGCATTTCTGGAATCATATGTTGCTCAAATACTTTATAGAAATCACAAGTTTTATAATCACATTTTTGGCATCCTCTACAGTTGTAATGGAATATCATTTCGACTAATTCAAAATACTCTTTATTTTCTTCGTATTTATCTTTTATATTTGCACTTTTCTTCTTATCCCATAACTGTGACCCATACTTATCCATATAAGTTATATGACCGTTATTCATCATATTTAGTAATGTTTTAGATGCTGACTTATTTAATCTTCCTTCTTCTAAAAGATTTACTTTTCTTCCCCAAGTAATGCATCTCTTAAGGTTTGACTTTTCCTCTTTACTAAATAAACTACTTTCTAGTAACTCACCAGCTATTTTTAAAGCTACTAAAAACATGCAATAACGTTCTCTTTCTAATTCACCCATATAATCTTTCATATTTATACCTCCTATTTTTGAATTATTCATTAAATTCCTTATTCCAACATTGTTCGCAAGTTATTCCTCTACATCCTAGTATTTTATTGTTTTTTACAACTAGACTATATTTATCTAAATCATCTTCTCCCATATCTACAAGATAAGGACAACAATCTAAATTTTGAAGATAACAACCTTCGTAAACCAATCCTGTTGGGTATTCTTGATAAGCTCTTTCTAATCTTGTCATAACAATTACCTCTATTCCATTCGTATTTATTGAATTGTGAACTAAAGTTCTCCTAAATCTGTTGTTAATTCAGTTAATTTATTTATTGCCGTATCACATAAACACATATCTGATTTCTTACATTCGTCTGAAAAACCACATTCTCCACATATTTTTTCATCTAAACTTTGTATTATAAAATTTATGACTTTCATTTTAATTCCTCCTTTCATTCATAATAATTTCAAAACTATTTACCTAACAATGAGTTTTTAACATGATAATACAATGTATAATAAATCTCGCTTCCTATAACATCTTTGTGTACTGGTCTTACTGTAAAACCAAACTCACTTTCAAATGTCTTTATACTACCGAATAAAGCTTTTGGATTATATTCACTTCTATAAGCACCTTTACGTAAATTTAAATCATAGTTTTCATCTTGCAAATAAAAGTGTACCTTTACCCCTCTGCTCTTAAGATAACTGAACTCTTTTTTTAGCCTTGTTCTGTCGGGCTCTTTCATGTTACCAGCAACTTCATCAATACTGGCTTTTCTTTCAATTACTATCTCATTGTCAAAATACAAGTCCCTATTAATGCCTAAAGGCTTAGTTTCTTCATTACTTATAATGCAAATACTGTAATCACCTTGACTTAGCTTTTCTCTCCTGTACAGGATATTTGACTTTTTTAAGTATTCCTCTATATTGCTCCAAACTTGCTCTCTAGTATCAACTATTACACATAAATTCTTAAGTAAAACTTTTATTTCTGCTTCTGTATATTTATTTCTCAAATAAATTCCTCCTTATGTTCCAATCTATATCTTCTTTTTAAATGTTGTGCTTTTTTAAAGCTACTTGCACTTCCTAAATATTTTCTTGGATTATCCTTAGTCTTTATATAGACTTCATACATCTTTCTATTAGATCTATAATAAATTCCCTCACTCGTAATCTTAAATTCAAATCCTGTATCTCTAAATGCAAACATTGGCTTCCTATTTAATGTATAAATATATCTTGCTTTTAAATATCCGCAACAAACTAAATCATGCACATGTGTTGCAAAAGTATTTTGATGTATATTTATATCCTCTAAGATATCTATTAAATCTTTTTCACAATCCTTATTAACTGTATAAAGGTAACTAAATAACCCCTTTGCTCCAAGGCTTAAGCTATCATCTTGTAAAACCTCTAATAATAAATCACTCATAATATCCTCCTATTAAAGGGGACTTAAGTCCCCACTAATTAAAATGGTAAGCTACCATCATCTACTGGCTCTTCAAAGCTTGTGTCATTACTTATATTTGAGTTATCAACCTCATTACTTCCTGTATTGGTATTTCCTGTAGCTTGTCCTATAAATTCAAAACTATCTACAAATAACTCATTTGTATAAACTTTATTTCCATCTTTCCCATCAAAAGAGCCTGTTCTCCAACTTCCTGTAAGTGCTATTTGACTTCCTTTACTAAAATGTTTAGCAATAACTTCTGCTCTCTTATCAAATGCTACGCAGTTAATAAAATCTGCATCATACTTTCCATCTTTATTTTTAAAATCTCTGTTTACTGCTATAGTAAACTTTCCTACTGGCTTTACTCCTGTTGTATTTAAGGCAACTTCTTTTGTTAACCTTCCAATCATAATTACTTTATTCATAATCTACCTCCTAATTATTGATATACCATTTACCTCTAACTTCATAAAATGGTATTCCTATATATTTTCTTTTATCCCAACTATAAGATCCTTCTCTCCATTGTGCATCTTCGTTTGCTATTCTCTTGTATTTACTTGGGTAACAACCTGTTAAAACTTCACAACTCTCTATTTCCTTGCCTTCTTCATAAGCCTTAAATGCTTCTTCAAAAGTGTATTGTTTTCTTTTAAGTTTAAATTTTAAATTCTCATTGTCTATGAACGTATAGTAGTCAGTTTCTTCTTTAAAAACAATTCGTATTCCTTTCCTTCCATCATTGTCAAAACAGTTAATCTCTTTTAAATTCCAATGAGATTTATCTATGTTTTCCCAAACTTCTCCCACTTTAATATCTGCAATTACTTCTCTAAATGTCTTTTCCATTTCATTCTCCTTTACTATTTCAAAATCTCCATGCCAAAACAAATTTGTAATACCTTTATCATCTTTTATTACATAGTAATTTTCTTTTATTTCTTTAACATCATATATTCTCCCAACAGTTAAACAATCTTCCAAATAACTGTTATCATAACATCTAACTTTCATGTTATCCTCTCCTTAATATTTCATTTGCTTCTCTTAAGCACTCTAATTCATTTTCTAACTCTTCTTTTTCAGCTTGCATTAATATATAAGCTTCTTCTAATTCTTGATAAGTCTTTTCATTACATAAACTTCTAAAATCATCTGCTAGATTATCAAAAGTTTCATAATCAAATTTCAAAATAGCCTGTACATTAATCCCTCTAATTACTACCTCATAATGGTCACCAGCTAAAACTGCTTTAACTTGATTAACATTACTATTTCTTAAATCAAATTCTAAATCCATCAATTTAAGCATCTCCTTTCGGCATTTGAACAAAGGCTTGTTTATTTTTCTTAGATGAAATTATTAATCCATCTATTTGACCATCTTTTGTATAGGTAATCTTAAGCACTTTAAAATTATCATTGCATTTCCACTTTCCATTAGCACCTTGTACACATTCTGTCTTATCTGCTGATATCCATATGAAAGGAGCAGTATATAACTCTCTACCAATTCCCCAATTGAAACAAGCTCTCTTAAAGCTATCTGATGCAAGTCCCTTTTCTTTTTCTGTAAAACTTTCTGTCCCTGTATCTTCTTTCGATACCCATTCTTTCTTTTCTGAATCATATATTGATACTATGCAGTTTGCATTATCTCTTGTATGACTTCTTTTCCAATTGAAAGGGCCTACTGTTTCATCTAAGATATTCATATCACATCTAGCATCTTTGTATAGGAGCAATGAAACTCCTTTAGCAGTAACTGTTGCTACCCTTACATCAATTTCAGTTTCTTTTAGCTTTCTAAAACTTAAACTCATTTAATCATTCCTTTCAATACTCTTATTTATTACTTCTATAAATTCTTTTAAAAGTCCGTTTCTTTCATGTTCTACATCTGCCTTTATATTTTGTATGCTTAACCCAACTATTTTTATCGCTTCTTCACTTGTATATCCTTGTGCTCTTATCTCCCATACTGCATCTGCTATTTCACTGCTATAACCGTTAAGTTGGTCTGAAATATGAGAAATTCTATTATTAAAATCAATCATTTCTTTATCCCTCCATTTAATCTTGCTTGTTGCTTAGTTACATCACAATATTTGCATCTATAACCAAACCCATTAACATAATGAATTTTATGTTTAAACCATTTACCACATTTAGCACTTGCTAACATCTTAAGAAAGTCCATCTTTAACCCCCTCGTATATGTTTCCTATTACCTTTACTGAAAATATATCTTTGGTAGTTAAGCTACTTGATAACTCTGTACCGGAATAATTTTCACATAATCTATAACCGGAATTTTTCCACTTAACTTCCCTTATTAAAACATTGTCATATGGCTCTCCATCAAAGTTGCAGTAAGTTACTGCACATATATCACCTTCATAAATAAACTGCTTGTCTATATCTTTAATTCCTGTACATTGTTGCCATATATAAGTATCTTTTTGTTCTAATCTTTTATTTACAATTTTAATATCAGAGCAACAAACTCCATCCCAAAACATAGCTGATTTATCTTCATTGTCATAAACCATTATTTTATCTTCTTTATTCCAGGCTCTAAATTTGAATCTACTCACCTTTAAACCTCCATTTCATACCAGTTATACATAAGCTTTTCTAAAGCTATAGTTTCTCTTCTAATCATCTTCATAGTAGCTTTAAGTCTTGCCCTACTCTTTTGTTGTATCCAATACTCTTCATCAAAGTTATATTTCTCAATAGCTTCTTGCATTTCTTCTGATAAAATGCTGATAAACTGCTTTTTAGCTTCAATTTTTCTTTTAGCTTGTTCTCTAGTCATTTACAAAACCTCCTTTATCCTGTACAATATAAAAGTAAATTTATTTACACTAGGTTGCTTGTACTACTTGCCGGTGGTTAGGCAACCTTTTATCTTTTCTATTATCTTTTTTAATACTTTAGTTACTGTTGTCCTATGCACTTTTAATATTTGGGCAATCTCTTCATGAGTTAAACATTGAAAATAATACATATCTATTAATTCTCTTTCTTTATGATCCAAACATGATAAAAGTTTTTCTATTTCATAATTAATAAGTAAATCCTCGAAAAAATCTCCTTTATCCTGTAACAAATCTATAAATGCAATTGATTTACCTGTTTCATTACAATTACAATTTAATGATTGTATAGGCTCTTTATGTGGAATACCTCTTTTTATGTTGTATCTCTTATCATCTTTAACTTCATCTAATATTGCCCCTTTAATTCTTTTTCTAGCGAAATTTTCAAAAGGTTTATTATTATTAATTTCATACTTTTCAGCCGCAGTAATAAGTCCTAAGTATGCACTACTTTTCAATTCATCTAATGTGTATTTATTCTTTAATTTAGCAAACATTTGAATAGCAATTTTATTAGCTAGTTGTAAATGCTCCAAAACTAATTGTTCCTTATCCTTATCCATAGTTACCTCATTTTTAACCACTCTTCTAAAAGTTTTATTGCTTGGTCCAAATCCTTATGTTGTCCTAAATAAATTTTCCTTCTTGCTTTTCTATCCCAAAATGTGACTTTCCATATCTTGTCCCTTTTATCCCAAGTAATTCCCCTTACATTGCTCTTAGGTGCTATTTGCCTTTTCTTTATAGGCTTATCTATCACTTCTTTATAAATGCAATTATCATTTTTCCTTTGTTTAGTAATTTCACCTGTACTGGTAGTAAAACCTAAGAAACTATTATATTTAATACACTCCATTGTTTGAGTTCCATCATCAAATATAAAAGGATTAATCTTAAACCAACTGCAATTTTTACATTCCACAATACTCACTCCTTTTATAGTTTTCATAATTAACCTTTTGAAGTTCAACTATTTCTTTATCTCTCTTTTGGCTTAATAAAATAGTAACTTCATCGCTTGTCCCAAATAATTTAATCGCTTCTTCAAGCATTTTTTGTATTGTCATCTTAACCCTCCTAAAAACTTAAATATTCCTTTAAGTAAAGAACTAATCATAACTATAAATCCGATACTTATAACCATTAATATAGGAAGTACAAAAGTACACATTCCCCAAAAGTTCATTGTTTCCATTTAAAATCCCCCTTTATAATTATTTAATCTTTCCAATTCCTCACCTTACTCTTATCGGTGTGTGGTTTTTGATAAGAGTTGACCATTAATTACAGCATTTTTCGCAACTCTGCTATTTTTTAAAGGCTTATCGCCTTAACTAACTTTTTATTATTTTTTTCTACATCATTTTTCGCACTTTCGACCATTTAAAAAGGCTTTATAGCCCTATTTATCTTATTCCCAAAGTTTATATATAATTTATTTACTCCTAACTTGCCTTATCAAACCATTCAAGAAACTTTTCTCTATTAATTCTTAATAATCTCCCAAGCCTTACAACCGGAAACTCTTCTCTTTTTATTAAGTCATAAGCTGTATTTTTGCTTATCTTAAGAAATTCCTGTACATCTTTAATTGTCATTACTTCTGGTAATTCGCTTCTTCTCATTGTAAATTTCCTCCCATCCTAAGAGTTCATTTGGTGTAATATCTAAAGCTAAACAGATTTCTATTATTTTTAATGCAGTTGGCATACTTGTGCCATCTTCTATCCTTGCTAACTGCCTCCTAGATATTCCTGTTGCCTTACTTAGCCCATACACAGTAAACCCTTTTTTTATTCTGTAGTATTCTAGTTTTATCATTTGTATTGCCTTCTTTCTCCTGCTCCCCCATTTAAAAGTTGGCATATTATTCTTTTGTATTGGTTAAACTATAATTGTATTATTCCATTTTGGAATAAAGCTCTTTAAAAAAAATAGTTTCTACATTTAAACTTTGGTCTTTAGTTTTAAGTAAATTAGTTACAAGCATAATTTCCATTTGTGTCCAAGGGATATTATTATTAATCTTCTCCCCTACTGTTCTAGTAGATTTTCCAATTGCTTCAGCTATTTCCTTTCTACTAATGCCTAGTCTTTTACTAAAAAACTCAACGTTATTTGACATGTTCTCACCTCCTTATTCCAATTTGGAATAGCTTATGTATATAATATACTATTCCAATTTGGCATTGTCAATGCTTTTTGTAAAAAAAAATTCTTTTTTGGCATTTAAAGTGCTTTTTATGTCTTTTTTATATAAAATATAATAAAGGGGTGATAAAATGAAGATATTTGGTGATAGGTTAACTCAGCTTTTAAATGAAAATCACTTGAGTCAAACTGAATTTGCACAAAAAATTAATGCTACTGCTCCTACAGTTTCTAAATATTGTTCTGGCAGAGTTCCAAACGGAGAAATTGTAAAACAAATAGCTGACTTTTTTAATGTTACAACTGATTATTTATATGGGAGAGTTGATGAACCAAACAATTCTATTATATATTTACCACAAGACTACGAAATTGAAATTAAAGGCGATAAAAGAAATGTAAACAAAGAAACATTACAAAGCTTAATAAAAAAGCTTGAAGATGTTGGATTTGATATAGATAAATTACTTGATAAATAAAACTGCTGATACAAGCTATCAGTATTTTTTTTAGAACACTTTAGAACATACGTTCTTATGAGCATATAAGCTCATATTTATTTTTAGGAAAAAACAGTATAATATATTATTAAATGGGATTATAAGGTGGGGACAAAATGTTAAATAAAAAAGAAAAAGAATTACTAGAAAGAATTATCAAAATAAAGGAGAATGGGAAAATAGTTTTTGGATGTCAGTATAAATCCAACACTCCTGGTAATAATCAAAAATAAGGAGTTGATATAATTGGATATATTAAGTGTATTTATTAGACAAAGAAATTCAAAGTATTATGTAATGGTTGAATATCGTGATAATGATAATAGAAGAAAGCAAAAAAATCTTGGAAGTTTTAATTCATCACGAGAAGCTAATAAATTATTAATAAAAGAAAAAAATAAACTGCTAAACAATGATTTAATAATACCTAATAAATTAACTGTAGAAAGCTTTTTAAGGGAGTGGCATTCTGATAGGTATAATAAATTATCTATAACTACATATAACCGTTATGAACTTATCATTAATGAAATAATTCAATTTATGGGCAATACTGAATTACAAAAGGTAACTCCATTACTAATTAATAAATTTTATAACAGTTTAAGCAGATTATCTGAAAAAACTAAACTGCAGTATCACAGATTGCTTAGTAAAGCTTTCAAAGATGCTTATAGATTACAGTACATAAATAAAAATATAATGGAACTTGTAGAAGCTCCAAAACCTAAAAAATTTACTGCTAACTTTCTTGATCCTGTACAGGTAAAGCAGTTATTTGATGGAGTAAAAGGAAGTAGATATGAAGTTCCTGTTAATCTTGCTATTGGATTAGGACTAAGACTTTCTGAAATATGTGGTCTTGAGTGGTCTAAAGTAGATTTTGATAATAACATAATAACAATAGATAAGGTTAGTGTATGGGATGAAAAAAATAAAATTGCAGTATTTAAAGAGCCAAAAAGCGAAAGTTCACAAAGAGTTTTAACTGCTCCGACGGAATTAATGCAGCTATTAAAAGAACATAAAGAAAAACAAAAGCAAATGGGATATGATACTAATTTAGTATTTACAAATGAAAATGGAACGCAAGCATCTTCTGCAAGTTTCCATACCCCTTACAGGAATTATATTAAAAGAAGAAAACTTCCCGATGTTAGATTTCACGATTTAAGGCATACTAATGCAAGTCTTATGCTCCTAGCTGGAGTTGATGCAAAAACAACTTCAAAAAGGCTTGGTCATAGCGAAATAGGAATTACAATGAATTTATATACTCATGTAATGGAGCAACTGGAAAGAGATGCAAGTAATAGAATCGAAAATTTAATATATAAAAAATAAGGTGGACCATCTGGTCCACTTTTAATTTTATCCTTTACTGTCATGTCAGTAAAATGTCAGTAAAAATTTTTATGTCAGTTAATTTTACAAAGTATAATATGGGACAAACAATGCTTATAAGCTATAAAATAAGCGACTTTATAACACCACTTGTCCTGTAAAAATACTAAAAGGACAAACTGATAACGGACTTCGAATCCAAAAGTCGTCGGTTCGAATCCGACTAGGTGTGCCACTTCAAACCGTTGATATTACTAGTGTCAGCGGTTTATTTTTATTTTCTATACTGTCAGTAAAACCTCAAAATGTCAGTAAAATGTCAGTAAAATATATAATACTAAATACTATTACTTGTACACTTCTAATCTTTCAAAATTATTTAAATCACCTAAATGCTCCCTTAAAGCCTTTCTTAAAGTTCCTTTTACAGTTGAATTATTTCCACTCATTAGTTTTAACAATTCTAAATCTTCATCTGTTAAGTTTACTTCTAAATTTTCTAATTTAAGATTTTCTAATCTCTTTTGCTTTAAAGCTTCTTGCTCTCTAAGTTCATATTTTTCCTTTCCATAATCCCAACTCTGAATAAGTTTATAAATAGTAATTGCTATAAGCCCAGATATGAATGTTAATGATATTAAAGTTGCTATTGGCTCAACTATACAATTTAAATCAACATACATTTTATTATTCGTCCTCCTCAAATCTATTGGCAAAAGGTTTATGAATACAAAAATATCTAATGTAATCACTTATACTCATTCCTCTATTATTTGCAAGAACTCTTAACTTTTCTTTCTCCTTAGCACTTACCTGTACAGTTATTCTGTGTACTTTTAATTCCTCTTCACTCTTTCTTCCTGTTATACTCTTCTCTTTTATTCCAAACATAACCTAACCTCTCCCCTACTCTACCGATATGTTACCGACCATTTATCGGCTATTTTTTGTTAATTACCACCACATTACCACCATATTAGCTTGTACTATCTAAATTCTAATAGTGTGGTAGTACCACCATATTAAAAATCAGTTACATCTACCCCATCATCTTCATATTCATCAACTTCATTATTAATTTGAATATTCACTTGTCCCTTGCTTGCATTTTCTTCAGCAAATCTATATCCAAGCACAAAATATTTATATAGTATAGGTTTAATTTCTCCAGCCTTATCCTCTATAGAGTTAATGATCCTAAACAATTCAGTTTCTTTAGTATTATTTTTAAAGCTAATGCTTATTTGTTGTTTAGCCATAATTGCTCACCAACCTTTACAAATCCTTTTACATTATCAAAAACATTATCCTTACTAACTATTACATTATTAAGTCTTTTTTTAAATGCTTTTTTAAATGTAGAAGCTCCACCACCTGTAAGAAGTAAATACCCCTTATCAACATTAAAATTTAATTGCAATTCCTTAAATATGCTATCGAACTGTCTTTTTAAAATAGTTTTTATAAAACTTACATCTTTATATTCACCATCTAAGAATAAACCTTCTTTTAACACCTCTTCTCCATCTTCAAGAGTGAAGTTTTGACTATATACTTCATTTATAGTTGTAACAATATCGTTATAAATATTAAGCATACCTCCTGGTACTGTCTTATATTGCTTTATTTTTTTATCTTTAAATAAGCAAACATCCGTCGTTCTTCCGCCTATATCAACTATTACTAACTGTTTCTTGCCTATAGCCGCCTTATTTTCTTTACTTAAATTGTAATAAGCACTTGCACCCTCTGGTGCTATAGTTATATCTGTTATGAATATATCTCTTTTCTTTCCATCAACCTCTACTGTCTTTGCTCTATTATCTTCAATTAAGTTTATTAGTTCAGCTTTATTATTCTTATATTGTTGTATAGGCAATCCTAATACAACTTGAAAACATTGTTCATCTTTATTACTTAAAGCTAATGCACTATATAGTAATGGCAATGTATTCTCTTTCATACTCTTCTTATAATCAGTTTGAAATTCCCCCTCCCCTACTACTATCGCTTTATCATCATAAATAATCTCATTCCCGTAAAATCCGTTACTTTCAATGAATTTACTTAAAAAATGTACTCCTGTGCTTGTTTTTACTGCATAATTACCTAAATCTACTCCAATAATCATTACTTTTACCTCCTAATAATTAATTTTTAATGATTTTCATCTCTTTGTTATATACTATTATTAAAAAACTTTTATTATTCCATTTTGGAATTATTTTTTTAAATTCTTCTTAATTTTCCTTTTCGGAAATAAAAGCAATAAAAAAAGAGAAGCTTAAAGCTCCCCTACAGTTTACACCCACATAATTCACATTTAGGTCTTTTAATGAAATAATATAGTAAATACAATGCCCACCCAAAGCCTGTAAACACTAATAGTAAGAATATTAACCAGTTAAACTTCTTCTTTCCATTTACTTGTCTATCACATTTATGACATATCATATGTAGTTATCCCCCTTTAAAACAATTCTATAATATAATTCTACATAAGTATAAAAATTCCTTTTAAAAAAAATACTAGATACCTAATTAAGTACCTAGTATTTACCATTACATATTTAATAATTTTCTCCAAGTATTTTGACCTACTATTCCATCTACTGCAAGTCCTCTAGTTTTTTGAAATTCTCTTACCGCTGAATGAGTACCACTACCAAATATTCCATCTACTCCATTTGTATTGTAGCCCAGTTTAACTAACTTCTCTTGAAGCAACTTAGTTATATTCCCTTGAGCTCCTTTCTTTAAAGTAGGACATCCAGCTAAAGTTGCTGGTCCTGGTATTCCATCTACAACTTGTTTCGAAAAACCTTGATTATTACATTCTTGTTGTAATCTTCTGATCCAATCATCACCTTTTACAGTATCATTAATATTATTAGCTGGAGTTTCAATAACTGTCACATTATCAATAGTTACTCCATCTATTCCATTTATAATATTAGTCCAAGGGAAATTATGTCCGGGACAATCTGTATTATTAAAATCTTTATGCTTATATATATTAGATTTATTAAGTTTATACTTATCTAATAAATGTTTAATTAATTCTTGTCCTGCCTTTAATTGTGCTTCTGGCATTGTTTCTGTATTATATTTACCTTCAAAGCAGACTCCTAGGCTTCCTGTATTATTGTTAGAAGTATGAGCTCCTAACTTATTTTCTGGTCTACCTCTATAAATAGTTCCATCTTTTCTAATATAGAAATGATATCCACAACCAGCCCATCCATTATTTTTATGCCATCTATCTATATCTTCAATAGAACATGTTGATGCATCTGCATTATGACAAATGATTCTTTTTACTACCCCTAAGTTTGATAAATTCCCAAAGTTTAAATTTGTTTCTATAATATTCATTTTTGCATTCCTTCTTTCTTCACAACTTATTTCTTAAGATAAATTACTCTGCTTTATTTAATTCTTTCTTTTCCCCATCTTTAAGCTGAATTAAAGCATTTTGTATAGATTCCGGTACAGGTAACCCTAATCCAGAGCAATTCTCCAATAAACTTATTCCCTCATTTGCTATGTAAAAATAACATACAATAGTTCTAAATACCCATGTCCCTGTATTTAATAGCCTGTCCAATAATACTGCAACTATAAGAACTATCAATATAACTGCTTTTCTTGCTATTCCTTTAAGTCCTATATCACTTGATACTTCCTTATTTATAAAGGCTCTTATTACTCCTGTACAATAATCTAATGCCATGAAACACACCAGTACCATCAATGCAGTATCCCAAGCACCAAATAGCCAAGTTAATGCAGTTCCCACTATTGCCACAACTCCTTTTAAATAGTTCAATAAATTATCCATTTTTTACAACTCCTTTCCTATTATTTATATCGACTTATATAACCAAAAAAGTTCCAATAAAAAAAGCCTACATATTACATGTAAGCTTTAATCTTATTTACTTCGCACTTTTAATCAATTACGAATTAACTACATATTTATTTCTTATTTCATTTGCTATAAATTGAGCTATTCTTTCTTTCCAGTCTGCTCCTGGATGTATTCCATCACCATTATCATTTGCTCTAAATGTTGAATATCCACTTCTACTGAATGAATCAATAAACTCAACGCTACAGAATTGACAAACCTTTTCTATTATATTTCTTTTTTGTAAGTTGGAATTATAAGAAAAATTCCCTTCTGTCCTCGATGTTTGTAATGGTGAAGCGACAAATATTTTTGCTTTTGGATAAGCACATTGTAAAGTTTCTATTGCCCACCTTAATGCACTAGCTAGGCTTAGTCTAGTTAATTGTGAATATGTTTGACTAAATACAGTTGAAGTATCATCAACAACTTCTGTTTTTGAATCTATACCATCGTTTGTACCTATTGCAATATAAATAAAATTAGGTATCTTATCTGTATTTCCAAGACCAACACCCTTTGCCGTATCTATATTAAAACTTCCATCTAGTTTATGTTTCCAAATTATTTGACTTTCCGCTGCTGTAGTATATTGTAAACATCTTCTAACTTGATTAGAAAGTACATTTATACTTGCATAAGTATTAGAAGGTCTTGATAAATTAACTTCACTTAAATTAGTATCATTATTATGAAAATCAGAACATGTGCTAGCTCCTATCGCAAAGTTTCCTGTCAACTTACACCCAAGTATCTCAGCTACTCTAGTTCCTATTCCTGTTACATCATCACTTGTGATTGAATCACCGAAATAGGCAGAGTATATATTTTTAAGTTCACTTTCAATTTCTTCATATACCAATTTACCATCAACGGAATCAGTTGTTATTTGAACATCTATTGTTCCACTCGCTGGTGTCGAATTCCACACCATAATACCAGTAAAATCTTGTTCGGGGATATATTCAAAATCATTTTTAGATTGATTTGTATTAGGTATTATAGGTATATATCCTGTTACAGAAGGATAGCTTGGTAAAAGCGATATTGAATAAGTAATATCATTGCTATTTACATTAAACTTATACTTTACACCTTTTTTAAACTCACATTTTTGTGTATTAGGTGAAGATGTAAATTTAAAATTTAATAATTCTCTGCTTATAAAAATTCTGCTTACATTATCTAAATTAGCTAAACTATTTTCATCTATATTATTCAATAGATTAATATTAGAATTATCTATTGAAAGTTCTGAAATGATTAACTTTAATTCACTTGTAGGATTTGAATATGTTATAACTTCTGTATATGCTTTGTCACAATAAAAATATAAACCTTCGGTATTTTTAGTTTTATTTGAAATAATAGTATTTAATTTACCACTTTTTTTAAAACTAAAAGAATATGTCGCAGGGCATGTTATTGATATTTTATAATATTTACCGATTTTGAAATTATAATATAAACTTTTAGATTGTGTTGTTATTGTTTCATTTATTATTTCTGTATGTTTGAATATAGATTTCAACATATAATCTATATTTCTAATATTCTTACCAACGTTATCAAATACATTTCCACTACTATCTAATCTACTGTCAATTAATTCAGCATCGCCAGTTGTACTATCTTCTTTTAAAGAAGTAAAAGTATCCATTCTAGTTTCTAATACTTTTAAATCAGTATCATTCGCCTTAGTTTCCAATTGCGAACTAAGTTCTTCTACATCTTTTTTCTCTGCTTTATTATCTATATTGCTTACAGTTTTCAATGCGTTCATTAATGCAGTAAATTCATTAGTGCTTACAATAGCATCTTCTGAATATTTTGAGCCTATTACATTAAGTATAAATGGCATTGTGCTTAATCTTTTTTCACCTTCAAATATAACTAACTCTAATTCATTCATTCCCTCTACTGCTAACATTTGATTAGTTAATTCTAATGTACAATAACCCTTTTTTGCATCAGTTATTACAAGATCATTAAATATTGTTGTATTATCTTTCTTTTTCCCATACACTCTAACTGTTCTGCCTGTTAAATCAAATTGTATAGGTCCATCATATAAATTAAATAGAATAAATCTACTTTTTGTATCTCCTTGCTTTGCAGTTATAGTTTCAAACATTTTTTTATTAATATCTAATTTAATTACTTTAGTTATCATTATTACACCTCACAATTAACTCTAAAATCTTTAACTGCTTTATCATAAGCTTCTTTATTTTTCAAATATATTTCTTCATTGAAAACTTGAGGTGAAGGATAACTATATAACTCATTATTCTCTTTAATTGCGTATGCAATTAATATTAAAACCTCACCACCATTAATAATATCGGTTTCTGTTATTGTTAATTTCTTTTCTGTTCTAGTATCATTTTTTATATTCATTTTACATCACCTTCTTATTTATTTATTTTTAAATTAATGCTACAAGCAGTTATATTACTATAATCACTTCCGTGAGTTGTAATACTATTTATTGTGCCATTTTTAATACCATCTACAATAGATTTTGATAGAGTAAAAGTATTAGTTTGTCCCCAGGATAAAGTTCCGACATAAGTCTTATTGTAATATGACGGTGTACCACTTGCACCATTACAACTAGAACCACCTACGTAAATCTTCACTCCGCTACTAGAACCACCTGAATTTGCTCTGGTTAATGTAATTGTAGCTCCATCTAGAACAGTTCCTCCATTTAAAAAGCTTCTTATAGCTGATAAATCAAAGAATAGGTGTCCTGCTTTATCACCATAACTACCATAAACACCACTTTTACATTCTCCTACTTTCCAATTACTCCATAAATATTGATAAGTAGCCATAGATGTTATCGAAAAGTCTTTATAAGTATTTATAGTTGGTGGTATAACTGGAGCATAAACTGTACTCGCAGTTTCAACTATTGTACTAATTTCTTTTATAGTTCCACTAACTTCCTCCAATATACCTTGTTGCCTTATACTGTTACTATCATTTTCCCCTATAGTTACTAAAGTACCTTCAAATGCCCTTACTGCTTTAGTATTACTACCTCTACAACTACCGGATAACCATACTTGACCACCTCTAACACCCAAAGCAGAATAAGCTTTACAAAAATCTATATTATCCATTTTCCCATGTGAATCTTGGACATGAATTCCATATGCAGACGTGTCTGTTAATAACGATGATAATTCAAACTTTGAACAATTTATTACTTCAATTCCATTTGTAGCTTGCATCATAAACCCATCTTTGCTTTGATAACTCGTTCTACCACCGTAAACTGATACCCAATTTGATATATTTCTTAATACTACACCATAATCATTTTCAGTTTTAAGAATAAATTTATTATTAAATCTTATATCAACTTTCCCATTACCACTTAATCCTGTTAAATAAAAAAGATCATTAACTACTCCTTCTGTAACTACATAAATAAATAAATCTTTATTTATTATAGGCATAGACTGCACATACTCTCGTAATTGATTAAAATCTGTGAATGGATAGTCTATTGAACCATTTCGTATAATATTATTTGAATTATGGTCTACATATAAATTAGAATCCCCTATATACACATTTTCAATATTTTTAGCAAATACTTTATCCGCTTTTAATTCAGTCCATGATTCTTTGCTTGATAATGAAGCTATAGTTTCGTTATTTTCATCTAGGATATAAAACCCCTCTGCATCTATTCGAGTACGAGTATTCCCACCTGTATGAGTTACCTCAAAAAAATCCTCATCAATGTTAATTGATAAATTCCCATTAGCACTCATAATAGTTCCTGTTTTAATTAAATTAGCATTTAAAATACCTACATTAATAAAATCAGCTACAATTGAACCGTCCATTGTCATAGCAAGTCCAAATTCTCCATAGTAACCTGTACTGGAATAACCTAATCCATTAACATTAAATCTCCAAACCTTTTGAGCCGTATTAATATCATCAGTATCCATTATTAAAATTTCATTTTTTCTAACTACAACATGAGAATTTTTAATACCTGCATTTATTAATCCTGTTGCTATTTCTTTAGCTGCTTCAAGAAAACTTTCTGTACTTGGTATTTTTTCAATTTCTTTTTCTAAGTCTGGTAAAGTAATAACTCTCTTAAGTCCAACATTACTTAATTCAGTTTCTTCCCTTTCCTTAGTAAGTATGTTATATTTCCTCTTTACTACTCTAGTTCTAATATCAATACCTAAAGTTTCTTCCTCAACATCTACTTCATCACCTATACAAGTCATTTCTGTAGCCGAATAATTCTTATATTCTTCTGTTGTCCTTAAATCAACATGATTTATAGTATAGTAAGCTTTTATTAAATCAACTTTATCCTCTTCAAATAAAGCTTTTGCCCTTTCCTTTAATTCTTCTTGTGCTTCTTCTAAAGTTTCAAATACTTCTTCATCTTCACCAGTATTTTCATCCCTTACCTTTACATCTTCAAAAGTATAAACTCTTGATATAGGTCTTTTGTACATTCCTATATTTTCACTATCTATATACTTTTCCTCTATTGTTATACCATTAAACCCTTTAGGATATATTCTAGTGCAAACAGTATCTTTAGTTGTATTTTCTTCAAAGCCTGTTAAGTTTTTATTACTTTTAATCTTAACTCCTCTATAAGAACCTACTTTATTATTAATATGCAAATTAAATTGTCTCCTGTACACTTCGCCACCCCATCTTTCTTGGAATGCCATGTCACTATCATGTAATGCTTCATATACAGTTTTTCTATTGTAGTAAGCCGTACTTATTGTTTGTATATCACTATTAACTACTATTTCATGCGTACAGGTAGTGTTAGAAAATATATGTGTTAATGCTCCAGCACCATTTTGATTTTCCGGTCTAACATCTTCTAAGAATAAATCTAATGTTTCTGCTATAGTTATTTGTCTTGCAATTGCTCTAATACTATCGCTAGTTTTATAAATCTCACTAATAACAAAAAACTCGTCCCCGTACTCATCTTCTACTTTTAAAATTCCTTCTTCTGTGATTAGATCATAAAGTTCTTTCTTTACAGGTGCTAATATTTCAAAGTCAATTTCTAAAGTAAATTCATCATTTAATCCTTCTGTTATCATTCCATAAGTGCAAATATTATCTAATATATATTCACCATTTGTTTCTATAAGTTGCTTTTTATTTGCAGTATTCTTAAATATACAAATCACTTAATCACCCCCTGTATAAAGCATTTTCTTTAATTTTCATACCTTTAATTGTTCCTGTCCAAGATATACTATTTATCCCTTTTATTAATGTAGGAAATTTTCCAATCATATTATTAGTAATGCTTTTACCTTCTTCATTTAATGCCTGTGGATAATCTATAATTATTTGTCCATCAGTATCATTAAGTTGAGTTGCAATATCATTAATAGTAATTTGAATATTTCCGCTACATCCACTTAATACTATCCTTGGATGAGTTTCTATATCTCCACTATAGTAAAATTCACTATTATTATTTACCTCTATCTCATATTCCTCTGTAGAATATATAAAAGGATAACAAGTAAATTCTATTGTAAAGGTTCCGTAAATATTTAATTCATTCTTTATATTCCCCGCAGTAACTTTTTTAACTTTATAACACCTGCTTGGATTATCAATAAAGAATAATCTATTATCTTCAATATCATTAATCCAATTATTAATATTTCTAATTGCTTCATTATAATTTTCGATATCTAATAATTCACATTCTAAACTTATTACTAAATCCTTATATTTCCCTGTTCTCTTAGTTAAAGTCCCATCTTTTCCACCGACCTCGACTAATTTAATTTCCTCCTGTACAAAAGGTAATTGCGGAAAGTCGGAAAGAATAACCTTAAAACTTTCACTAGAATTATTATTAAAATAAAAATACATTTGTTATTCCCTCCTAATAAGCAAATTTTGCTGACCTTCTATTATAACTATCTAGTTCCTTTTGATATGGAGCTACTGCTCTCATAAATTGTCTACCATCTATATTTAATATTATTTCTTTACCTTGCCCATACAATCTATCCATTTCTTTAAATAATCTATCTAAAGGTATTACTGCTTCTGCTTGCGCTTGTCTACCTTTATTTTTCTCTCCAGCCATAGTATTAGCATTTAACATAGTAGGCTGTGTTAATATACCACCATTTTCAAGATAATTAATGCTTGGTAAATTCACACCAAAGGTTTTTCCACCAACTGCCGGAACCCAATCCGGAATAGTAACGCTAATTTTATTCATAGCACTTATAGCTTTATTTATAAGTCCAATTACTGCATTTAAAGGTGCTTTTATAACTGTAGTAATTCCACTCCATACACCACCTAATGTTTGCACTACTCCATTCCAAGCACTTCTCCAATTTCCTGTAAATACTCCCTTTACAAATGTTATTATGCCGTCAAAAATCGGTTTTAAACTATTATTCCATAGTTCTCCTATACCTCTGAAACAAGCATCAACAACTGGCCCTATTACATTTTCAAATGCCCACTTAAAAGTTGGTGCTAATACATTTTGTATAAACCCTCCTATTGCTTCAAAGCAAGGTTTTAAAACATCTTGCCAAACTCTATTAATAATATCAATACAATCCTTAAATACTTGTTGGATTATCGGCATATATTCAACAAACTTATCCTTAACCCAACCTAATATTTCAACTATTATATTCATTACAGGCTGGCCAACGCTCTCCCAAACTGTTTTTATTACATCCATAGCTAACTCAAAAATCCAGCTAATGTAATTAAAAACAGTGTCTGCCGTAATACCTGTACTATCAAACATTTCTTTTATTATGTTAAAAACAGGAACTGCAACATTATTCCAAATATCAGTTACTGTCGTCCATAAAGTTTGGAAATAGGCAATTATACTTTCTACCATATAGAAAAATGTACTAGGCATATTAACCCCAAATACCTCTTGAATGAATACATCAAGTGCATCTACATATTCTCCTGTAGCATCAAATTCCTCTCTAGCTTTTCCGAAACCTTCTGCAACATTATTTACAAAATCTATTGCTCCATCAACCATATTACCAAAACAAGTAACAACATTAGTTGCCATTGGTAGCATATATGCCCCTACTGTTTCAGTAAATTCAGTTATTTTCGATTGAGTTCTTCTAATTTGGTTTGCATAACTGTCCGAACTTCTTTCAGCATCTCCAATCGCATTAACTGATTGTTTTAATGCTTCTTGATAATAAGCTTCTGCCTTTTCAGCTTGTGTCATAGCTGACCACTTTTTACCTAAAGACTTAACATATTCCGAGTTTTCCATAGTTGTAGCACTTAAGTTTAATCCTAATTGCTTAGCCATTTCAGTTTCTCCAAACATAGCCTTGGTCATAGCTTCAAGTGCAGTTGCATCATTAACATTGTTAAAGCTCGCAAGGTCATAAGCTAACTCAGTATACTTTTGAGATAAATCCCCAGCAACTTCTTCACTCATACCCATACCAATCATTAAGTCTGATTGATTAGATATAGCGGTTTTAATTTCTGTCTTACTTCTACCAATTGCATCAGCATAACTATCTGCCCATTCATCCATAGCCTTAGATGTATTCTTAAATACAACGTTGAATTTATTTTCCATCTCTTCAACTTCACTAGCAGCACTTAAACATTTTGTACCAAAGTCAACTATTTTACTAACTGCAAATGCTCCGGCTATTACTTTACCTAATTTCCCAAAAACTCCACTCATAGAGTTACCACTACTATCAACTTGTCTATCAACTCTATTAAGTGAATTAACCGCATCATTAATATCTACATCAATAGTCCCTTGCAATATAAAAGCATCACTACTCATTATTCTCACCTTCTTTCTTTAGTGAATTTATAAAGCTATTTAATGCCTTATTTGTATCTTTCTTAACCTTATCTACATCAATTTCTTTAGAAGACATTTTTTCTAATTTCTCTTTATATTCAAAGAAACTCATTTTTTCAGAAGCCATGAAATTATTCAAATTATAAATTTCAAAAAGTCTATCATCATAAAACTGTTCTAAAGTATTGAATACAATAAAATTAAATTCATCTAAATCAGTTTCTTTTAAACTCAAATAGAGGTTATATTTATTTAAAATACCTATAAAATTATCTTTGCCATTCTCTATTTGAATATAGATAAAAAACCCTGTTGTATTTCCTCATTTTTTATAACTTTCATAACTGCATCTAACATTTCATTAAAGCCTAACTCTTCAAACTCCTGTACAGGCATAGAGTACATATCAGCTAATAACTTAAATATCTCCTGCTCTCCTTGTCCAGCCTTTTCCATTACAAAGAAAGCTATATCAAGCATTAAGTCTTTCTTTTCTTCTTGCACCTCTTCAAAGCATTGTGCTAACTCTTCATTTTCTTGAAAAACCTTATTTACATTTACAGGGTTATTTTCCATATCCCCTAAAGCCAACTTAAGTTTAATAGTTAGATTTTTTTTCTTTCTATCACTTTTAGTTGCTCTTTTAAAAAACTCCTTGATTTCTTTTTTTATATCCATCTTGTTTATCAATTTTATTAAGCTGAAAATATGTTTACCTTTTAAATTTAATTCCATTCTTGAAACCTCCGTCTATATAAAAAAATGGTAGTATTTCTACTACCTTATTCTTCTCCCTTAGGTAGATAAATAGCAACTGGCACCTCTTTATCTTTTTTAGGATCATACGCACTTTCAAAATTAATCTTAACTTTTCCTTCTTCCTTGTCAGCAGTTTCTAAAGAAAACTCCATATTATAAGTATTTTGAATATGCACTATTACAGGTACTTCCCCTGTAGTTGTTCCAACTACTAATAAATCCCCATACATTTCATCTTCTATTATCCCTGTATGCGGTACATACTTTTCATACTTAGATGATGTTGTAGTTTGCTTTTTGTATAAAGACATTTCTAATGTATTTTTATTAACTACTAACATTTCACCTTCTACTTTTCCATCAACCTTAATTATTCTTTCAAAGCCTTTCAACTTTCTATCTAAATGCCCCTGTACGGGTATTTGTCTTATCTCTGGTGTAGAAGTAAATGTTACACCACCATCACTTAACCCTAACTCTTTCCCCTCTAATTGTGTCATTAGAGTATCTATGTTAGTTAAATCAAACTTTCCATAATATAATGTAGCTGAATCCCATACAATTTCATTCATATTTATATCTGGTACTGCCATTTTCTTACCCCCTTTTAAAACTTATTTAAGTCATACTGCAATACAATATTCTGCTTATCATCTTCATCAATAAATAGAACTAACCAAGCATTTTTTCTTGTTATTCTTGCAGCATTTAATACTTTCTTATTAAGAATTGAATCAATTGTAATTGCAACTTCTTGCGCATCAAATTTATTCTTTTTATGTGTTATAACTTGTAATTCCAAGTCAAATATATTTTTATAAACTGAATCCCTTGCATTTTTTATAGTATAGGTAACATAGACATTGTTTAAATAATCCAACTCCCTATTCTCTTCATCTTTAACAGGTAATTCATCAATATAAACATTAAATTCATTTAATAATTTATATATCTCTTTATTATTAACTTTCAAACTCACATTATCACCTCTACAATCGTGATATGTTTCTTTCAATAATTTCTTTAGCTTCACCTTTAAAGTTTGCTAATGTATTTCTAAAGAAACCTTGTACTCTACTTGGTTTAAACTCAACTATTATTGAATAATCTAAAGCACTTCCGAAAGTAACTTTATATTTCTTACCCTTTATAGCTTTTTTAAAAGTCATACTTCTCTTTAAATACCCATTCTTTATAGGTGTATTAGTTTGAATATTGGCAACTCCAGCAACTCCAACTTGCTCTAAAGAGTTTTCAACTCCTTTTTGCAAATTATTGATAATCTTTTTCATATTATTTGTTTTCTTTATTGCCATTTAATATCAACTCTTTTCAATGCAATAATGTCATAACTTTTCCAAGAAACTTTCTTTTCAACTTCATAAGCAAGATTTTCAAATACTACTACATCACCTATACAAAAATTCATTTCTTTTTCAGTATAAGCTTGTAATGTACTTGAAATATCTTCTCCAAAAGTATATTTAACTGACTTTTCTTCTATAGGCTGGATATTAACCATATATGGTAATTGCTCTTTAGTATAAGTTGTCACTACTTGCCCAAATTCATTTTTAATCTTATTTTGAATCACTTTATATAATTCATCATCTGCAAAAAATACCATGTTAATATCCTCCTTAGAATAACCTTATACTCGGTTTTGGTAATAAAGCCTTTACACTTTCGTTTATCCTAAAAGCCTGTACAGTAGAATCATAAGAAATACTTTGTGAACCTTGAGAAATAGATGAAATCCCACTTTTAGTATTTTTCAATATTTCTTTAGCTTCTTCAATCATGTACATCAAAGCTACTCTATATTCACTTTTAACCTCTTCATCTGTTAAAGGCTTATTTAAATATTCTTTAATAGCCTGTACACAAATATTTTCTATATCTAAATCTGAAAATTTCATCTATTCACCAACTTTCTTTATTTTCTTCTAAGCTGAACAATTTCTGCTGGAGAAATTTCATATAATAATCCAGCTATACCTTTTGTTCTTAAAGCTTTTCTTCCGAAAACTGCTAATCCTCTTACTGCATCAGAGAATGAATTTTCAAGTCTTAAAGCTTCAGTTTCATTTAATTGTGCTGCATATCCAAACGCTGATTTATGTACACATAAAACTGTATTAGCTGGCAAATCTTCACATTGAATTACTGTCATCCCGTTAATTGTTGCCCCTTGTACAATTCCATTAGGTAAAACATTGAAGTTGTCTGCAAATCTCTTATCCTTTGCCATTAAATTAATAAACTCTGCTTTTGCTATAACAAATCTGTTAGCCATAGGACACTTATTAGTTGATAAAATAGTTCCTAAATCAACAACAAAGTCATAAGCTTGACTAGGTTCAGTTATAGATTTTTTTGTCTCTGTTTCTCCTATTAACTGTTTGTTGCTCTCAGTTGGTATTTTAGCCATTTCTTTTAATAAATCAGTATCAATGGCTTCTTTTAGATCTAATGCTTTTTCTTGTGCTAATACTGTTAATACTGGTCCAGCTGCTTGAACCTTATCAACATCATCTAATTTAATTGCCCAATATTTCTTTTGGTCAAATGCTAATTCAATTGGAGTAGTAGTAGCATCTTCATAACTTATAGTACCATCATAGTCTTTAACAGTCCCACCAGATACAGTATTAAATATTGCCTTTTCCCCTTCTACTCTTGTTGGTGGAGTTGTAATTACATCTGCAACTGATACACCTCTCCACGCAGTCATTAATGCAGTTTCCCAAACTGTTTTCTTAAAACCTGTGATTGCCATATTTTATTCCCCCTTGTTTTGTTCTAAATATGTGTTATATAATGAAGGATTATCAATTACCTGCTCCCAAGTAACTTTCCCTACATTCCCTCCTCCTGTTGGTGGAGTATACTCTGAATCTCCTAACTTTGCTTTTATTCCTGTTTCTATGTATTGTTTCATAGAATTTTCAAATAACTCAATGTTAGCTCCTGTTGTTTCATCATCTTGAGCCAATAAGAAATCAATCATATTAGAAGGTATTTTCTTTTCAGTTAATACATCCTTATACTTACTAATCATTTCTGCTTTAGCTTTTTCCTTATCAGCCTTATCAAGTCTTTCCTTTAGTTCTCTAATTTCTTTTTGTTCTGGTGTTTCATTCTTACCAGTACGTTTAAGAACTTCTGCTTCAATTAACTTTTGCATACCATTCTTTTTAAAATTTTCTATTCCAGTAGTTACCTTCTTATCAAATAACCCCTGTAAAGATTTGTCGCTCTCGAGTAGCTTATTTAAGCCTTCAACATCTGTAATAGGCTTTGCAAAACCATTACTTAATATAATTTCATCTATATCGGCATTATCATCAACTTCATTGATTAATGCTAATAATTCAGTTTTATTCATTTTTAATTCCCCCTTTTATAGTTGCTATTGCCCCTACAAAGTAATCCTTCTACTATTCTTATCGACTAAATTCATATTTTGTGTGAAATTATATGCAAAATAAAAAAGAAGGCCTATTTATTAGCCTTCCATTCCTTATAAGTTGTGTATGGTATATGTTCCTTAGTTTCATTGTCCATCTTAGTTTTAGGTCTATAATCTTTACTAGGTAGGGCTATTAAACATGACCTACAACATATATGTGTATTTACGTTAGGTATAGGCTTATTAGCATCATCTTTTCTAAATACTTGCCCATCATACCTTTGACATATTTCGGTAGTTTTACTATCTAAAGTAGCATCAAATAGCTGCCACTCAATATTATGTTCTTCAGCCCACAATTCATTTACTCCAGCTTGTACTCTTCCAATTTCATTTCTAACTAAAATCTTAGTTGCCTTAGCATTATTATTGTATAGGTCCTTTATTTTTTTTCTTATATCATTTACACTTATTTTACCTTCTAAAAAATCTTTAATATCTTTCCTTAAGATCTTAGCAATTTTTTCTTTATTTCCTTTTATTCTATCAGAATAATTTTTCCCTTTAATAGTTTTATTAATTATTCTCTCTAAATCTTTAGATTCTATTTTTTTTAAAGCAAAATCAATTCCTAAAGATAAAAGATAACTGCTATTATCCCAAGTTCCATTACCTACATATTTTAAAAAGCTTTTTGTATTTTCTATTTCTTTTATACTTTCATCTGTAAATGTATAATTTATCAACTCGCCTAATTTATCAAATTCCATTTTTATTTGTCCTGGAGTTAAACTCATATGTTCTTTTAAAATATCATAATCAAGCAGTATTCTTCCTACCTCTACAAGTAAAGAGTTTTGATTATCAGCCATACTCTTAAGCATAGCCAATAATTCCTTTTCTCCCTCTTCTGCTAATTTTTCTGCATATTTAAGTAACTTCTTAGCAAAATCAAGCTGATATTTGTTCGGTTTCATCTTTTATCACATCCAAATCCAACTCACCTAAAGCTTGTTCCTGTTCTTCCATCATCTTGTTATACTCTTCTTCTGCATTAGTAACAAAGCTTAATTGGCTTAATCCTGTACGAATACTTAACTTTCCTGTAAGTTGGCTTAATATTTGAGCCATTTCTAAATCATTATTAGGTAAATTCAACGTAAATTTAATACTTACATCTTTGTAATTATAATCAGTACCTTCTACAATATTTAAGTATTTAAATAAGCATCTTAATCTAGTCTTAATACAATTATTTAAACATTGATGTATAGTAGTTAATTTTATTCTTAAGCAGTTTAGTCTAGTAGCTAACATTGTACCACTTGTATTACTCTGAATTGCAACTTGATTTTTTAAATGATGTGTTACCTTATACATTTCATCTTCTAAAGTTTCTCTATATGTCTTTATAAAATCACTAGGTATATTTTTTACAAGCCATTCAATCTTACCTGCCGGATCCGGACATTGTAGTATTCCCATAGACTTCATTTTTTTAGCATCTTCATCATCTAAAGTCATTCCTGTAATAAGCATATAAGCTAATCTAGTATCTGCTATTTCATTGCTCCAATCGCTTAAGGTACTTTCATAACTATCCTGTAAGTCTTTTATAGAATTATAAATAGTATCTGCTACACCGTTACTTAATTCTGCTACCCCTACAGGGCAAATACCAAAATAATGTTTTGTTGGTGGAGCTATTTCGTTAAGCCCTTCATCAAAGTGATATATATAATTATCATCAAAGCAATCTATGTAATATTTATTATCTTCAAGTTCCTTTGTATAAAAATATAAAAATAATTCAGCTTTTCCCTCTACATTTCTATATGCTATACCTTGTAATGGATTTATAACCTTTGCCTTAAACTCACCCTCATATAAATAATATAATTCATATGCAGTCCCATAAGTTAATAAAGTTGTTGCCAACTCTGTATCTAAGCAGCTATTTATGTTATTTAAGTTGTATTCTATAACACTTGTAATATTAGCATCACTTTCACATAAATAAGTCAACTTATTACCTGTTAAGTAAGCCACTTCTTCATCTATAAACATCTTTATATGATTAGTTTTTACTTTTCTATTACTTCTATCAGTTACAGGATATTGCTCAAAAGCATCTGTTTTACCTTGATAGTATTTTCCCATTTTCGCATAAACAATTTTTCTTTTATCAAATTCTTGTTGTAATCTTAAAACTATTTCTCTATTGTATTTCATTATCTCACCTCTACAATCCTATCTTTGTTCTATCAAATAAACTAATAACATTGTTCTTAACAATCTTATCTAACCTGTTTACACATTCAGCAGTTATATCAGCACTATCATCATGTAAAGTATATTTTTGTCCTTGGAAATCAAGTAATAAGTCCACAAACTCTTTATTATTATCTACAAAAATAACTTGTCCGTTGTTTACATTGTCAATAATAGTACTAATTTTTTCATCTTTATTAGTTCTTTGCATTTCATTAAGCCATTCATACCTTTTATTTCTTAGCTTAGGTTCTTTAGCAATCAATTCTTTAATTTTTACTACATCAGCACCTTGATATGTGTTCTTTTCAATATAAATATGAGTTATATCCTCATACATAAGTAATAATTCAACTACTTTCTCACAATATTTATTAAATTCAAACTTATCTAGTACCAATTCCCTCATGTATTTAAAACTATTAGTAGCTTGTGAGCCTACTACCATAGCAGTAAAGTCAGATTTTTTATTAGTTGTACTCGCTGGATCTATTGCAATCATTGTTTTAATAAAAGTATGATTTTCAATTTCTTTTTTCGTTTGAGTTCTTACTGACTTAAACCACTTTTCTCCTATACTTGTAGCATCATTCATCATTTCCGACATGAAAGCTTGTCTATTTTCCCAATAAGGAATAGCAAGGTCATTAAAACAATCCCATTTTTCTTCCCATAGTACAGGGAAGTGCATTTCTTCCTTATGTTCTTCATAAAAAGCTTTAGCAACTGATTTACTATCTTCAAATTTATCATTAAAGTAAAGCCTTTTACATTCACTCCATAATTCTGAATCAAATATTTCATCAACAGTTTGCCCATCTTCTAAAATTATTGCTCTTCTTAAAAAAGTTTTATAATCCTTATTTCTTATTAACCTAGAAATTAAGCAATCTATATGCAATACAGTACCTATACTAACAATTTTAGTTGCTGATTTTATTTTCTTCCCATTTCTATAAACTGCTTTATCTCCACATTGTTCTACTTCTTTAGTCCACTTATTATATTGCTTTATTCTTGAATCATCAGTAAGAATATTAATCTCTGCTTGAAAGTCGTCCATTACTAACATGGTAGGTCTTACACTCTTCCAGTTAATACCTCTTAAAGATGTTCCGGACCCTATAGCTCTTATGCAAGTTTTATTTGTTAATTCAATTTCATTAGCATTGCATTTAAGGTCCTTTCTTCTATCATCAACCAATAAACCAAAAGTCTTTATAATCTTTTTGTTAGTTTTAAAAACATTACTTATAGATGCTATAAATTGTTGAGCATCATTATCAGTTTTTGCCCCAATTACAGTAAACTTACTTTTCTCATAACATTTTGCCCATACAGTAAGCGATAAATCTCCTGTAGTAGTCTTTGCCCAACCTCTACTAACAACTATATTAATTTTGTCGTATTTATCCTCTACAAAAGTTTCATTAAGTAACCCAAACATTTCAAAATGACTTTTACTTAAGGTCCTAGCAACATTTCCATCTTGAGGAATAAATATTTCACTTAAGAAATAAAGATTAAAGAAAGTAATATCTATTTCTCCTAACCCCTTTGCCAATAAATCCAAATTAACATAATTATCTTCAATTAATTCTGTTGCCACTTCATCTCCGTAATGTTTGGTTAGAAATTTATCTAATACATATAATTCATATTCATCTATTTCTTCAAATTCTCTATTATCATAGTAAAGAATAGTCCCACCTCCCTACTTGTCATACACCAGCTCATAACTCTTCCCATATTCAAATAGCAATTCACTATCATTTTTAAAACTCAATCTATCTCTGCATAACTCTATGCTTTCTTTGTCAAACTCACCTTCTAATTCTTGATATAAGTCAATTATATGGTTAATTAAAACATTTCTACCATACTCATGGCAATAATTCATTTCTAAAACTCCCCTCAACTTAAAATTTGGGATAAAATTTTGTGTAGCTTACCGCCATATACCCCCAAAACACCAAAATAGAAGCATACCCCCTATTTGGCATATAAAGTATAGAATTACTAAACTTTAGCCTAAAAACACAAATAAAACTGCGCTTTTGGTTATTTTAATTATTTAATGCATTATCCTATACCTATACAAACAAGTAATACTGTCATTCTTCAATAAAACTGCGCATATTAGGTAAAACATGCAGTTTTTATATAGCACTCTTTTGTCTTACCTTTTTCAACATTTCTTGAATATCAGCTTTGCTATTTGTTTGCATTTCTTCTTTCTCTGTTATATCCTGTTGGACCTTAGTTGGAGTTCCTACAAGCCTGTTAATACAATAAGTTATAGCATCTAGTCTAGTCTTATCACTATCACTGTACAAGGCTATTTTAGTAAGTTCATCAAGGAAAGGATTAACATTCGATAATAATTTCTTCTCAACGTTAGATTTTAATTCCTTGACTTGCCTGTCCAGCTCTGCTTTAAAATTCTCTTTTTTTAACCAGTCATATACCGTCTTTCTATTCACCCCTACTGAATCAGCTACAACCCTTACAGTTTCTCCACTTGCAAGTAATTCAATAGCTTTTAATTGTCTAGTATCTAGTTCCTTAAACTCATACATTTCTTACTAATCACCTCCTGTAACAATGTAACAACTTTATACTTAATATATCGACTTTTGTTAATGTTTTAGTGATATGCTCCGCAAGTTCTTATCATTATCTTAATAATACCTCTTGGGACACAAGGGACACGGGGACACCTTTTTTCTATAAAGTACTATTATATATAATATATATATATTTCTATTATTTATAATATTTTATTGTCCCAACTGTCCCAATTACCTCTGACCCATTGATTTTACTAGCTTTCATGTGGGACACCTATTAAAAAATGCCTGTCCCAAGCCTGTCCCAAATTGCTCTACCTGTCCCAAATTGCAAAATTCTACTGTAATTTATTTCTAATAATTTTACAATTATTTCAATTTATTTTTATTGCTCTGTCCCAAGCCTGTCCCACTTTTTGCTGCCCCTGTCCCTAGTCTTGTCCCAACTGTCCCAAAAATATTTTTTAATATAATGAGCATATTCTTTTGTATAGGCAATAAAAAAAGAAGGTTTTTACACCTTCCCTTAAACTATAATATTTGTTTTCTTCTATTCAAGTATTCTTTTCTCCAATTCTGTAGGAACTCTCTAGTGTAACCGCAACTTGCATTTCCTTCAGAACAAAATCCCCTATATACACAACTAGGAACTAATTTACTTCCTAACTCTGGTTCTAATTCTTTTACTTGCCTAACTATTTCAAACATTACTTTTCTAGCATCTTTATCTGCACACCAACATAATCTTACCTTGCTCATATTAATTAATGCCTGTGAATTTACTGTCATGCTCATAGAAACTAAATCCATTTGACTTCTTTGCGACCTATCTGCAATATCCGTTCTATCGCTTCTTGAAGTTGTAACATACTTCTCTATGCCTTGATGATGTCTAACAAAGTGAGTGCTTATACAATACGGAATATCCTCTATGTATACATCAAATAACTTTTCTCTTATAGGTGAATGTTCCGACATATAAATATTATCTAGGAATACTGTACTGGGCCTAGAATTTTTACTAGGTTCTTTATTTACTGTTAATCTGCATTTATCTAATATTCTCTTGCTTTCTGTAATTGGCTTAACTGTTATTTTCATTTAATACTCTCCTTTTATTATTTCACAATATTTTTTTTGAATTCTTTTGTCTACTTTGAATAATTCTTTTTATAGCAAAGTAGAACCCCTTAATTGGTTTAATTCTCATGTATTGATATATCATTTGATACCAATTGAACCAACCTTCAACATTTTTATTTTTAATTAAATATTTTCTTTTTATCATGTTCCCTCGTAATATTTTTGAATTATTCATTACTTTTTTTTGCGAATAGAACTTATTAAATCCATCTTTTGAAATTCTAATAAATGTTTATCACATAAGCACCTTTTGGTGTCTATTGCAGGTATATAAATATCCGCTATTGCTCTCTTATAGCAATGTTTAGAATTGCATAACCCTAATATCTTTTTTAATTTAGCATTGATTTCAATAAATAAATCTTTCATAAATCCTCCTTTAATTTAATCATTCACTATAATATTTTACATTTTAAATACTCTTCCAGTTCAGACGGAACTTTAAAGAATCCAATATCTTTAACCTCTGACACTACTATTTGTGTAACTTTATCGTCTTTTATATAAGGCTCTGCTTTACTCTTTAGAACTTCTACACTATTTGCAATAAAACTATTCTTAACTACTGCATCCTTATATATATCTGCTCTGTAATACATTCTTTTCCTCCTATTATTTGAATTTCGAGTTATAATTCATATTCCTCCACTACTTCGCATTTTTTTCAATCTACTTTAAGCATTTTTCTATATTTTTTAATGCTTTCAATACATCATTCAGCACCCTAGTATCTCCAGAAAACTCTCTATTGTTTTCTATGTGCCAAATTATATTTTCTATTTGATTTTTATTTATTTCTTCATAAGGGCTTATTGACAAAATGCAATATCCTTCCTCTAATCCGTACTCTCCACCATTTAATTTATAAGTAACAGTATATAAGCTATCTCTACCAGTAAACTCTTTACCATCATGTTCACAAAGTCTTATAATATCTCCAACTTTAAAATTTCTATCATCTTTTCTTATTTCAAACATCTTTTCTTTAGATAGAACTTTTTCATAATACTTAGGTAATATTTTTAATTTATGCAACTTCATTTTCCAAGCTCCTTTCCTCACAATAATTTCAATTTATTAATATCCATAACTATAATTCCTTTTTGAATCTAATTTATTAATTACATTTCCAGCTAATGGCGGTAATTCATAGAATCTTTTACTACCACTTTTTTTCTGTTTAACTCCAAATTTCTCTAAGGTTGATTTTATAGTTGTCATATTTTTAATATTCAATAATTCAGCTATTTCAGTACCGGTAAATCTTTCACACCAAAAGTCTTTATCAGTTTCCCATACAAAACTATCGGCTATTCTTGTATAGGTTTCATCTTTTACTTCAAAGCTTTCATTATTCTTTTTCAATAATTCTTTTTCAATATCAGTTAACCAATAAGGGAATTTCTCTACTCTTAGCTTGTACATTACTTCACCCCAAAGTTGGTCTAGTTCTATATAATGCTCTACTATCATTTCCTTAGCTGGTATTGTCCAATATCTTCTATTACCTGTTTCATCTTTAAGGAACTCTTCCTTATTTACTGTTGCATAAAATGCAGTAAGTCTAGGATAGCTTTCAGTAAATCTTTCATATGGTCTTCTGTACTCGTCCATGCTCTCTGTGAAAAATGCCTTTAATTTAGCTTGGTCTTTCTTAAGAGTTGCATCAAGTTCTCCAAGTTCTGTTATCCAATACTTAGTAGCTTGATAAACTTTATCTTTATCAGATGGATCTACTTCTAATCCTGTCTTTACCCAAAGCTTATTTGGAACTATTGACTTAATCCATCGAGTTTTCCCTAAACCTTGTGCTCCTTGAATTACTAATATTCCTTCACTTCCTACTGTTCCATCATTAAAAGCTATATTGCAAACATTTAAAAGCCATTTAGTTACAAACATTTCTTTGATATTTTCATCATAGCCTTCTGGAGTAACTATTGTTTCACATAATGCTTTTATGTAGAGGTTGGTTTTATCATATTTTTTTAAGCATTCCTCTAAATATCCCTGTACAGGATTATATTTATATTTTTGAGCTATTCTATTAAGTGCTGCAGCTAAGTTTTCCTTTGATATTTTAAAATGCTCTTTATGGCATAATGAATAAATATCTTCTAAAGTAGCATTATTATTTAAGCTAGAATTAATTGTCCCGAAATACTCTATTGATTTAGACAATTCATTATATTTTAAAGTGATACCTTTTCTTTTAAGTAATATCTCCAAGTTTTCCCATACAAGTAGTGGTTTTGCTTTCATATTTTTATCAAAAGTAACATATTTATAAAGTTTACTTACTTTCCAATCCCAATTGTCTTTCATAGCCGCTTTAAATTCTTCTTTAGTATGACCATCTTGAAACCAATCAGTTACATCTGCATTATCTCCTAATAATTCTAATCCTGGTAAATCTACAACTCTAAAATGCTTAATTTTATCCTTTAATTCATACCAAATTTTCTCTTGATACTGCTCTCCTGCTTTCCCTGTATCAGCTATAGAGTAGATATTTGCATCTTGGAATATATTTATAGGTAAGTTCTTAATTCCCTTTAGAGAAGTCGCTACATATCCTAAATGACTTATTGTATCGGCATCTTTTTCACCCTCTACAATGAATATTGGCTTATTCTCTTGCAATGCTCTTGTTAATCTTGAAAGTTTATAAGGAACTGCATCGGAATTTCTATTCCATTCAACCTTTCCATCAACTATACTGAAATATCTTATTTCTTTCTTAGTTGGAGTTGAAAATTTAGCAGTAAAATAAAGTGTTTTATTATCTTCATCTTCAAATCTATATAACTTAATTAACTTCCAATCTTTTAAGTTATCCATGTGATCTAAACACCAGTTAATATAATTTCTTACCTTTTCTTCTTCCTCTACAATTGCTTTATAATCTTCGTTAAGGTCAACTCCAAGATACTGGCAAGCTTCTACATAATTTAGCCCCCTAACTTCTCTTATGAAGTCAATAGCATCTCCTCCACACCCACAACCAAAGCAACGCCATTTATTTCTTTTAGTATCTAAAGATAAACTAGGAGTTTTTTCTTTGTGTATAGGACAACATATTTTATTATTTCTATTAAATCTACTATTAGTTTCACTCTCAATTATAGACTTCAAGTCTAATTCTTCTATTTTCATCTTTATACCTCCTATTTTAGGTCAAGTAAAACCAGTCCATACCATTTACTCCAACTTAAAATACTGGTAATATTATAGTTGCAATATGCATTAGGTAAGGTACTGGTAATACTTTATCTGTTATTTAGGCTTACAGTTCGCACCTGTAAGCTTATTTATTTTACTTTTAAAATATCGACTTTAAACACAACAATTGTTCTTATCTATTAAACTAATATGAGCTAAAAGTCTTTCTTTTTCTTCCTCTAAACTTTTCTTAACCGCCCATTTCTTTAATTGAATGGCTTTTTTAATTTGTATATCTATTTCTTTAATTCTGCTTTCATAAAGCTTTTTAAAATCAATTGCCATTTTATATTCTCCCTTTACAGTTTTATATCTAATTTCTTTGCTATCTTAAGTAAAATAACCATGTTAACTATAACTGTTATTATGTTAACTACTAAAAATATTTTAAACTCCACTTGACCCAAAACCCTTTGTCCCACGATTGCTATCTGATAGTTCTTCAACTTCAATTAATTCTGTATCGGGAACATAATTTATTTTCATTTGAGCTAATTTAGTACCTTTTGGTATATAAGTTTGATAAAAAGATGAATATCTAATTATTATATTTATTTCACCTCTATAATTACTATCTATAGTGCCTTGAATAACATCTACATCAACAATCTCTGGAACATCATCACTTAACCTTTTAACTTCTAATCCCTTTAAGCTTATCCCACTTCTTGGTCTTATCTCCGCTTCATAATTTACTGGTAATTCTAATGCAATACCTGTTGGAGCAAGTACCTTACCCTTCGATTCTCTTAGAAAAACTTCCTCACTTGTGTATAGGTCATAACAAGCATCACCGCTTCTGCCCCTTTGTGGTATAATAGCATCTGGTATTAACTTCTTTACTTTAATCATAATTATCTCCTTTTTCCATAATATTTTTGAATTATTAAAGTTTATAATAATCTACTACACTTAATCTATCGCTTAATGCTGGATAGCTCATAACAGAGTAACCACTTTCTGATATAAGACTTACTTCTATTTTATTTTCACTTCCTATAAATAAACTCTTTACTATATTTCTATCTTTCTTGTCATTATCAAAAATAACTATAGCTCCTGGTACTATTCCCTTTTTAACTGCTTTTTGCATTTGTTTAATAACATTCTCCTGCAAACTTTCTTCGATAAAACTTAACTGCTCCATAACATTTACCCCATACTATTTTTGAATTGCGAGTTACTTACTTATAACTTTCTCACACTTTAAGCATTTATATAAAACTACATGTTCTGGCATTTTAGAATATACATGCCAACAGCGACCAGTTATTTTTTCATATATTCGTTCTAACATTTTAAACCCTCCTTTTATCTCATAGTAATTTCAAAGTCCTAATTTTGAATTGTTTGTTACTTATTTAATTTTTCATCTAACTCATATGATATAATTTCAAAATCATCACATTTATCCCATCCTTTTTGCTTTAAGTAAAGTCTTGCATTTTCTTCAGATGAGTATATTCCCCAACTATAATGTTCATCACAATTTCTATACTCCATTATTTGATAAACTTTCATTTACACCATTCCCTTCATTCGCACTTATTTCAAAATTGTTCTTTTCTTTATCTATATCTTCTTTTCTCACATCAAAAAGATAAATATTTGATTGGCATAAACTTCTCCAAATTTTAAACAATGTTTCCTTGTTTCCAACATATGAAGTTTTCTCCCATGTTGCATTCAACATTTTATACAATCTATATACTTCATCATCATCTGTGATATTGCTACACATAAGTTTTATACCTTATCCTTTATAAAATAATTTTCTTCCTTAGCATACTCTTTTTCTCTCTTGTAATTAATCATTAATAATGTGTAACCTATAATATCTTTAAGTGTGTCCTCTACACTTTCACTAACTACTGCTGCATCTTTCTTATTAAGACTTTTTAACCTGCTTAACTTGTCCTCTATTCTTAAAAAATAAGCAACCTCACCATATTCCTCTACAGTTTTATCAAAACTATTTCCATAATCATGATTTTTCTTTTCTACTAAATTAGCAACTTCTAAAGCTATATCTGTTATTAAGCTTTCCTTTTTCATTGACTATACCTCCTTAAATCCATTATTTTTTTCGTAACTTGTCATTTCTTTTCCTGTTAATTTAAAATAAACATCTATTAACTTACTTAATTCCCTTACAACTTGATAAAATAATTCAAGATGCTTTTCAATAACTTCTTCTGTACTGGAATTAATAAAAGCTTCAGCTTTCATATATCTACCTAACCAATAATTGTATTCTCTTTTAACATCTATAATACTCATTAGGATCACTCTCCATAATCATAAAATTTCTTCTCCATTCCTCATAAGTGCTTTTTATTATATTCTTTTCTGTATGAGTGCTTGGAGCTAACAATACATTTAATGAATTAATAACTTCTTCTCTAGTTTTCTTGTATGCCTTATATTCCTCTATAAGGGCAATTATAGATTTTTTATTAAAATTCATTGATGCAATTTCTAAGTTGTAATACTCTTCAAATGTTTTGCTTTTATCAATTCTATACTTTAAAAATGCAATAGCTTTAAATAAATTTTCTTTTGTTGCTAGAGTAACTATCTTTTCTTCTTTTTCGCCCTTTACAATTAAATTTAAATCTAATTTTTTAAGTGTTTTTATATAATTGTATCTTTGTTGTATGTTAAGATTATTTTCTTCTTCAAACACTCTTAAATGTACAGGTCCATCTTTAAGCTTATCCACAAACTTTAATAATACTTTTGCTTTTTTTCTAGTAATTACTATGTTATACACTTTTAAATCTCCTCATAAAAGAATT